CCGTGGATCCGCAGCAGGGTCTTTGGTTGCTTATGTACTGGACATTACACAAATTGACCCAATCAAGTATGGGCTTCTGTTTTCTCGTTTCTTGCGAAGAGACGCAGTTGACTATCCTGATATTGACTATGATGTGTCAAACCCTATGGAGTTAAAAGAGATGTTGATTGAGGAGTGGGGAGACTCTACAGTTGTTCCTATTTCAAATTATAACACTCTTCAACTTAGATCACTCATCAAGGACGTTTCCAAATTTTACGACATTCCGTTCTCGGAAGTAAACCTAGTCACAGGTCGGATGATTCAAGAGGCAACGCCACTGGCCAAGAAGGCTCATGGAATCAAGGCAGGTGTATATGCACCAAACTTTGAAGAGGTGATGGAATACTCAGAGTCTCTTAAAAGATTCTTGGATACATACCCGCATGTTAAAACTCACGTTGAAGCCTTACTAGGACAAGTCCGCAGTGTTTCCCGTCATGCAGGCGGAGTGGTTATCGGAGAGGACTTAGATAAGTGGATGCCCTTAATCAATAGCGGGGGAGTACGGCAGACACCATGGAGTGAGGGACAGAATGTACGACACTTAGAGCCCCTAGGGTTTATTAAGTTTGATATTCTGGGACTGGCGTCTCTACGAATGATTGAGGATTGTATCCGACACATTCTCCGCAGACACCACAATGTTCAGGAACCCACTTTTGATGAGATTAAATCATACTACGATGAGAAACTCCACCCAGATGTTATTAACCTGGAAGACCAGAACGTTTATAAGAATATCTTTCACAAGGGAAAGTGGGCAGGCGTCTTCCAGTTTAGCGAAAAGGGAGCCCAAGAATTCTGTGTCCGAGCCAAGCCAAAGAACATCATTGATATCTCTGCTATCACATCTATTTACCGCCCCGGCCCACTGAGTGCTAAGGTTGACCAGACTTATGTTGAGGCAAAGAATAATCCTTCTGAGGTTAGTTACGCCCATGAAATCATTAAAGAGGTGACTTCGGAAACGTACGGGTACCTTATCTTCCAGGAACAGATTGCTCTTCTGGCTCACAAGTTGGGTAAAAACATCACACTAGACGAAGGAAACACCCTTCGCAAACTACTAACTAAGAAGGGCACTGGAGACCATGAAAAGAAAAAGCAAAAGATCTACAACAAGTTTGTCGAAGGTTGTGTCGATAACGGACTTCAGAAGTCGAAAGCAGAAGAACTCTGGCAAACATTCGAGTACTTCTCAGGGTATGGCTTTAATAAGTCCCACGCTGTCAGCTACAGCATTCTTAGTTATCAGTGTGCCCATCTTCTTAACTACTATCCCTCTGAGTGGATGGCCGCTTTCTTGGATAAAGAGCCGGAGAAACGAAAAGAAAGAGCAATCAACATCGCCAAATCTTTTGGATTTAATATTGAAAAACTAAACATCAACACTTCCGGAACAGTGTGGGAAATATCACAGGATGGAGAGACGCTGATCCAACCTCTGACTTCGATCAAGGGCCTGGGGGATGCGGCTATTCAACAAATATTGAACCACAGGCCATTCCACACAGTGGAGGAGTTACTCTTCAACGAGGAGATTGTTTATAGTAAACTTAATAAAAAGACTCTTGACGTGATGTGTCGAGCGGGAGCATTAGACACACTTAGCGATGATCGGTTCACGGGTATGAAACACTTCTGGGCAGCAGCCATCGCTGATAGACCTAAGAGCCAGAAGAAACTCAACGAGTCTATTGAATCTTACATGGAGGAAGGAGAGTTTTCAGTTGAGGAGAAGATACATCACTTGTCGGAACTCACTGGGCTCTTTCCAATGGATTTAGTGTTGAATGAGAACACACGTAAAAAACTTGATGAGAACTTCATTCCAGCAATATCCGAGTATGATCCGGACTTAGAGGTGGTCTGGTTTATCCCAAGAGAGATTATCAAGAGGAAGACAAAGAATGGTAAGGACTATTGGATTCTTCGAGTCATCGACTCCAACAACATCTCCACTTCAATTAAATGTTGGGGAGTTAAGTCCGATGACAAGGTTTATATCAATAGACCTTATGTTGGAAGATTAAACTGGGAAGAGCAGTGGGGGTTCTCAACAAGATCAATTAGATATAATTTGAGATTAATAGGATAGGGGGCAAGAATGGTAGAGAAAATATATTTTTATAAAGTCAGACAAGAGGCCAAGTTACCAGTCAGGGAACACAAAACAGATGCTGGAGCAGACCTGTTTTATTGTTACGACCCAGAGTGGAGTACCAAGTGCCTATGGGAGGACTGCAACATCATGGTGGCAGCAGGCCAAAGTTGCTTGATACCAACAGGACTCAAGGTTGATTTACCAGCAGGTTACATGCTAGAGGTTAAGAATAAGTCTTCTGTAGCGACCAAACGAAGATTAATAGTTGGCGCTTGTGTTATCGATAGCGGATATACTGGCGAGATATATGTAAACTTACAGAACATAGGCAACGAGAATCAACTTATAGAGCCAAAGCAAAAGCTCGCACAAGTTGTTGTAGTGCCAATAGCAACACCACAGATTGTGGAAACAAAGCAAGATCCCGCGCTCATGAATACTTCACGAGGCTCAGGCGGGTTCGGTTCAACAGGAGAGTTTTAATGGGAAACAAAATGAAAAGAAAGATAGAGCGAGCAGGTTTGGCTAAAAAGAAAAAAGAGGCACAAAACGATATCAATGAAAAGGTGGGTCTCTTCTTCCAATTACCAGATGAGTGTACAAATTGTCACGATCCATTTGACAAAACCAATAAAGATATGTTAAGCTTGTGGAATGTTTGTGTCAGGCAAGAGGAGAAGAAGGTCAATCTTTACTGCCCTCCGTGCTGGGAAAAGGCAAACAAGATAATCGAGGACTTCAACAAGAGGGGAACTAAAGATGATAATTAACGAGAAGGGAGAACAAGAAGAGCAATTTCAGAAAGCATATGCTTTTGAAGACGTTCTGTTGGTTCCTCAGTATTCAGAAATAGAGAGCAGGAAAGAGGTTGATCTGACCAATAATCTAGGACCAGTTACTCTGACCCTTCCGGTTATATCAAGTCCCATGGACACGGTAACTGAATCAGCAATGGCAATCGCCTTATCAGAAGCCGGTGGCCTAGGCGTGCTACATAGATATAATTCTATTTCCGAACAAGCCGAGATGGCCAATAAAGTTCTGAGCCAGCATTGGGCAGAGATTGATAATATGAGTGGTGGATATATAGCCGACATCGAACCAGAAGATAACTATAACGTGGCCGCAGCCATTGGTACAACAGGCGATTACCTCGAAAGAGCAACCGCATTGTTTGAACAAGGCGTTAATGTTTTTTGCCTTGATGTTGCACACGGACACCACTCTCTGGTAAAGAATGCTCTTGAGTCACTCAAGAAGACCTTCGGTAACAATGCACACATTATGGCTGGCAACGTAGCGACTAAGGAATCCGTCGATGATCTAGCAGACTGGGGAGCCGACAGTGTTAGAATTGGCATCGGAGGCGGCAGTATCTGTTCAACCAGGATCCAGACAGGCCACGGCATGCCAACTTTTCAGTCTATAGTTGATTGCGCGAGGACTGATAGAAAAGTAAAACTGATTGCAGACGGAGGCATAAAGACCAGCGGAGACATTGTAAAGGCACTCGCCGCAGGTGCCCACGCCGTAATGCTAGGATCTCTTTTAGCAGGAACAGATGAGTCTCCTGGGGACATCTATGAGAATAGACGTGGAGAAAAATATAAAGCATATCGAGGCATGGCGAGTAAAGAAGCCCAGATTGATTGGCACGGAAGGTTCAGTTCTCTTGAAGGTATCTCGACCACAATACCGTACAAAGGTAAGGTTGATCTCATATTAGATGAGTTGAGAAGAGGAATCCGATCCGGACTTTCTTACTCTGGTTGTCGAACGATTGAAGAGTTCCATCGAAAGGCTCGCTTCGTCCAACAGACTCCCGCAGGGCAGATAGAAAGTAGCACCCATATATTAAGAAGATGATCAGTTACGGAGAATATGAAAAGAAGATTGTCTTTGGTGACACAGACAAGAGACATGCAGACTTAAGAATCAGACTGCATGTTGATGAACTAAAGCAGGGAGACTTCTTTAGGGCTGTGGTTACAGCATATATCGAACAGGATGAAGACTTTCTGAAGTTCTTAGAAAAATATAAAGATCAAGCAGGGATAAGGAAAAAGATATTGAATAAAAGTTATGCAAAAGCGAAAGAAACCAAAAAGAATTTTTCTCTTTCAGATGAAGAGATAGAAAATATATTTGACATTATAGCAGAGGAGACCGATGAATTATGAAAAAAATGTGTAAAGACATGTGTAAAGATAAAGATGTGGAGTGTCCTATAGATGACTGCAAGCATTGGATAGACTATGGAAAGGACCTGAACTGTTCCTTGATTGCAATCGATAAAAACGGTAGAATGACACTTAGAGAAGTTGGCGACAGACTCGGGATTAGTTTTGTGAGAGTAAAACAAATAGAAAACGCCGCCCAAAAAAAATTATTAAAGAGAATAAACAACAACAGAATATAAGAAAAAGTATATAATTTAAAGCACTTTAGCATTTAAAGGACTATTTAATTTGAATCTTTTTTTCAAGGAGCAAAATGATGAGTAAAAAGACAATTCTTAACGAAGCAACAATTCGCCGCTTTATGAAGTTGGCAGATCTTAGACCACTTACGGAAACTTTCGTAGCCGAAAATGAGGTCGAGGAAGGTGAACTTAACACAGAAGAGGCGCATGAAGATGCCGAAGAAATCGACGCAGTTATGGCTGACGATGCCGACGAGTCCCCAGAGGATCTCGCACAAAAGGTAGCAGTCGCTGTAGCCGCCGCACTTGAGGATGCCCTTGATATCGAGGTTAATGTCGAGGCTGGTGACGCTGAAGAGGCCGCCGATGATTTGGAAATGGACATGGAGATGGACGCCGATGTGGACGACATGGACATGGAGATGGACGATGAGGAAGAAGGCGCTGCAATGTATCGTGATAACATGATGCAGGAAAGCACAGACACCACTGATGCCACCGAAACTACCGACACCACTACGACGACTACTGATGCCGCCACAACTACTGATGCTGGTACGACTACCGACACAGCGGATAACACCGACACTACCACAACTACAGAGACTGGTACCGATACAGATACCACAACAACTACTGAAACTGGTACAACAGAGACTGGCACAACAGAGACTGGTACAACAGAGACTACTACAACTACAACTGATGCTGCAACAACTGCAACAGAGACTGCCACTACTGCCGACATAAACACAACTATCGACGCAGGAAATGACACAACGATCTCAGAAGTTCAGACAACAGAGCAGGACGAGTTCTTCCAAGCAGTTTTCGCAAAGGTCCAAGCAAAGCTCACCGAGCAAAACAAAGACCAACTTGCTGAAGAACTTTCTGAGAAGATCTTCCGTAGACTCACACAGAAGACTGAAGTTTAATCTTTACAAAAGTTCCGGCTTTTGATATAATAAGGTCCGTATGTTTGGACAATACAATGATTTAATTTGGTTTATGCTGGGCGTGTTTGCGTACAGAGGGTTAACCACGGTGTTAAGCTATGGGCATCTTGTTAACATGATGACTGAGATTAACAAACAATGTCTAACACTTCTTGGAATAGTCTCTGCCGACTTAAGTTTGGCCAGAGAACTAAAGTATACTAATCTACATAAGACTGGGATCCCAGAAGAAGAACTGCAAGAAATAAAAAGATTGGATGACCGAACCTTTGAGACATGGAAACTTGTCTCAGTCTCCAATCTGATAACACATTTCCCTAGAACATACAAGTTTATTTTAAAATATGAAGATTGGGAAGGTGCAATGGCAGAGTTGGAACGTATTTATAAGAGAGACATAAAAAGAAAGCGGGAACAAAAGCCATGAATGTAAAGAAAATTATAACAACAAAGAAGATCAAGGAAAAGGCCGAAGAACCAGAAGAAGAGCTGGAGGTCACCCCTGAAAGCGCCGAAGGCGAAGAGCCAACTCTAGCCGACATGCTTCCATATCTATTCATGGAACCAGCCGAAGAAGAGGCTAAACCCAAGATTAGAACCCTATCTCTCCACGGAGAGGTTAACGAGGAGTCCGCATCAGAGTTAATATACTCTCTGATGATGCTTAAAAGAATGGGCAAGAAGACAGAGTTGAAGGATCCAGAAGACCCAGAGTCGGAAGAGATAACAACTTATGAGCCAATCGAACTTCTAATCTCTACTCACGGAGGTTCCGCTTCAGAGATGTTCGGGATCTATGACACCATGAGAATGGTTAAGAAAGACTGTGACGTAGAAACATTCGGGATAGGAAAGGTCATGTCCGCTGGAGTCTTGTTGCTGGCAGCAGGCACTAAGGGTAAAAGAAAGATTATGAAGAACTGTCGTATCATGATGCACAGTGTTATTGGCGCAAGTCATGGTGCACTTCACAGTCTTGAGAATGAGATGGACGAGATACGTTATCTACAGGAACAACACATAGACTGCCTTGTTGAAGAGACAGATATGACAAAGAGATATCTCAAGAAACTAATGGATAGAAAGGTAAACGTTTATCTTACAGCAGAGCAGGCAGTAGAACTTGGGATTGCTGACATAATTATTTAGAATTTACTTATAATATTAACTATTTAAAGCATGAGTTTAGAAAAACTAATAGAGAAACATTTTAAAACGACCCACAACGTCGGTGTTGGACTGAAGGACTTGATCGATATTGTTGAAGAGCAGATCAAATCTCTAGGTGATAAGGTGCAAATTACGGAAGCCGCACCCTCAGACCCAACCCCAGTGGATGTTGAGGCTGGAAAGAAGTTTGTATTGTCTCTTCCAAAGTTTTCTCCCACTGAGAACTGGGGAGACCCTGCTTCTTTAGAAAGAGGACAGGTAAACCAGATCTTCAGAGCCATCGGCGGTGGCGCGAGTCTTCCAGAGAAGCTCGCATTCATAAAGAGACTGCAAGAGCCGGACAACAATATCTCGTCTCCTAGAAGAGTCATCAGTACTTTGATTGTACTAGAGGCACTAAACGCAACTATTAATAGTTTCGGTGCTAGTACTGCTGGGTTTGTGTTTGAAGGTTTCCTCGCTGCACTACTTGGTGGTAAACAAGAGGCAGAGGTTTCTGAAAAAGGTAACCTTCCTATCCAAGATATCATAGCCTTTACGGAATATGGATCGGCAAATGTACCAATGAGTCTAAAGTTGCTGAAGAACACCACAGATGTGAAAGGCAGTTATACAAATTTGATTGATGCTTTGGACGAGTTCCAAGAAATGGTATACGTTGTTGTGTACAAAGAGGGTGGAGACCGAGAAGTATCAGAGATTGATATGAGACAGTTTGTGTTCAGGAGAGACAACTTCCTCCAGGCGATAACGATTAACAGTGGTGGGCAAAAATTGGTTTCCCTTGAAGGCAAGTCCCCTCAAGAGTCACTGAGTATCCTTACAAACCCAGAGTTAGATTGGCCTACACAATATGCGCTCCTCACTAGGACTGCTGGATACACAGGGCAGGCTATCCCAATGCCAGGAGAAGCACCTGAGCAGCAAGAAGAAACTCCAGAGGAGCAGGAGCCTGTAGAAGTTACAGCAGAGTCATTAAGAAACAAGTGGGAACAACAGGTATTAGCCGAAGCCAAAGAAGGTGGCAAGACCCAGTGGTCGCTGTCCACGTCACAGTTGGCAACTAAGGTAAACGATATTATAGACTATCAGAACTTAGGCACACTTGAAGTCTCACCAGAGAAGATTTACAGCACAGCCTCTGGATACCTGGACATTCTAGGTGATTCAGTGGTAGATCTATTTGAGGCCGTCGCTAATCTTTCTCAGAACCTCAACACATATTTTGTCGCTAAAGACCGAAGCAAAGCAATCAAGGGTGGCGAAGAAGCCGTTAAGAATGCTCAAGTGGTCGAGCAAGAGGCGGCAGGACAATTAAGTAAAGAAAAATAAACTTAGCCCTTTACTTTTTTGAAAAAATTGATATAATATATACACTAACATTTAAGAGGTTTTTATGACTAAAAAGTATTGCCACACCAGTGCTCTCCAAGATGAGATACTGAAAGGTGTAAATAAATTAGCAGACAATGTTGCTAGTACCCTAGGCCCAAAGGGTCGCAACGTTATTCTTCAAGAGAAGGGTAAGCGCCCAATCATTACGAAAGATGGTGTGACCATCGCAAAGTTTATTGATCTGGAGGATTCTTTTCAGAATGTTGGAGCACAGGTTATCAAGCAAGCATCCGAAGAAACAAACAATGATGCTGGTGATGGCACGACTACGGCAACTGTATTGGCCAGAGCAATCCTTAACCAAGCACAACGTTATCTTAAAGCAGGTGCTTCGCCAACCGAACTAAAGCGGGGAATGGACAAAGCGGTTAAAGTGATTGTAAACAACATTGAAGACCTATCCAGCCCCATCTCAAGCGAGGAAGACATTGCACATGTTGCAACAATATCTGCCAACAACGATGAGAAGATTGGCAAACTTGTTGCCATGGCCGTCGACCGTGTAGGCAAGGACGGTTCGATTACTGTTGAGGAAGCAAGATCAGTCGACACAAGTATTGATTTTGTGGAGGGCTTCCGAGTAGAGTCAGGGTACATCTCTCCTCAGTTTATTAACCAGGAACGAAGGGGTGCGGTTAAGTATGAGGATTGTTATGTTTTAATAACCGACGAGTCTGTTGATGCCGTAGAACAGATCCTACCGACACTTGAACTGGTCTCAAGAGAGAACAGACCTTTATTAATAGTCGCAGAGAATGTAGAGGGACAGGCCCTCGCAGCACTTATCATGAACGCTCTTAGAGGAACAATGCGAGTCGCAGCGATTAAGGCACCTTTATATGGCGAAGAGAGGAGAAGTACTCTCAAAGACTTAGCGACATCTATTGGTGCGACCATGGTCAATCGAACATCAGGTGTTACCCTAGGAGATGTCAAACTGGAACACCTAGGTGTGGTTTCTACGGTTGATATTACAAAGAACACTACGACTTTTATTGGCGGCAAAGGCGACGTTGAAGAGGTCGAAAGACGAATTGACAACTTAAAAGTAGAACTTGAACAGACAGAAAACATGCATGAGGCCCAGAGAATTCAGGACAGGATTACTAGGTTAGCAAGTGGTGTGGCAATCATCCGAGCGGGTGGTCTTACCGAAGTAGAGATGATCGAAAAGAAACATCGCATTGAAGACGCCCTAGAGGCCGTCAGATCCGCGCAACAAGAAGGTATCGTACCAGGAGGTGGTGTAACCCTTTTGAGAGCATCTAGGGGCATTCACGTCGATGTTGCCAATGATGACCAGGGATTAGGTGTAAAGATAATCATGGAGGCTGTAAAAGATCCCGTGAAACAAATGGCCAACAATGCCGGTCTTTCCCCAGATGTTATAATAGAAAAGGTTCTGGCTGAGAAAGGTTCGATGGGAATGAATTTTTATTCAGGAGAGATTGTTGACCTGTTTGAGGAAGGCGTCATTGACCCAGCCAAGGTAACGAGAACAGCATTGCAAAACGCTGTATCCGTTGCTTCGACATTAATTACAACAAATTATGCAATTATTGAAGTTTAGAAAAAAACACTTGACTAAGTATAATTATTATGTTATAGTCGGGTACAGGTAATAAAAATGTTAACACCACAAGAAGCACTAATAGAACTTAATGGCAAACTCGAAAGAGTAATCGATTCGATAGATGTCATGAAGGAAAGACAAGAGGCCATGTCGCAGGAGATCTCCGAGATCCATAAGGATGTGTTTGAGCCAGACGAAGGACTTCACGCACGCTTGCGTGATCTGGAGAACTGGAAAGGTACCTCCTCGAAGTTGATGTGGATGCTTCTAGGAAGTCTTTTCTCTTTAGGAAGCGCATTGTGGATTCAACATATATTATAATATAACAAGGTAAAAAATGAAAGTACAAATTCAACATTCAATCGAGACAGAAAACATTCCTAATAAAGTAGAAGAACTAGTTGAGCAATTAAACACAAAGGTACATGAAGAAATTATGTGTCGAATGACGAACAATTCTCGCCTTGTTGGCAGCAACAGCAAAGAGAAGATTCTGTTTGCAGTTCGTGATATGATGGAGATGCAAACGACACTTCAAGAAGTGGCTTCAATGTATGATGATATTGTGAGCATCTCTCACGGGTACCTGTCAGTCTTGGATACTATGGAGCAGGAGGCAATCGCCAGAGCCAATGCTCAAGCACAAGAAGCACAGGAAGTGGTTAACGCCGTAACAGCAGCAGCAACGGCTCCAGCCCCAACGGCAAAAGAGAAGACCACTTCAAGAAAGAAAAACACTAAAGCCAAATAAAATGAAAAGCGTAAAAAAAGGAGACCTTGTGTATGTGCCATCGCATACGATCCTTTTTCGTTTCGAGGGAGGGGTAGTGACAGAACACATAACAACACATCAGCCTGCCCCCGCTTTGATGGTCAGCGACGATTGCGAAGATATGATGGGTGCCGCAGGCCAGCCCTATTGTGAGATTTTATATGGTGGTAGGCGTTGGTCTATACCAAAGCACAGAGCATATGCACTAAACAAAACGGAGACAGCATAGATGATAGTTTCATTAGTAGAACTTTTTGAGAATACGAAAGTGCACTCAAACCAAAAAAACAGAACCTATGACCTCAGAGAGGTTTTTATTAATCCAGAGCAGGTTGTATGTCTCAGAGAAGACATACAATATCAATCTCTACTTACAGAAAACAAGTTACCAAGTGGCCTTAATAGCGAACAAAAGTTCACAAGGATACACTTGAATCGAGGACAGTCTGGTATTGATGTGGTTGTTGTAGGTTCTCCGCAACAAATACAAAGAAAGATTTATAGTCAAGACAAGGCAACTAGAGTTTTAAAAGATTAACAATGTGGGACAACTTTTACAGTAAAGATAAAAAATATTGGTTCGACCCGGAAGTGCGCTCTAAACAGGAAGAAGAGATCTCTACCGTTCTAGTTTATCTAAATCATTTGTTAGAAGAGAATGTGAGCCAGGGAGGCTCGGAAGACCTAAAGGTTCTGTTGTGCGAGTATATTGTTAACGCCACTAGTTTTAAGAGGCTGATGAAAGAAGTGCAGACAAACGGATTAAAATTGAATAAGAAAATAGACAAGGAGCAGTATCTCCTCGACGGTATTCAAACCGCTTTAATGAGAAGCCAAGCGAACCTGATTATGTCCAATGATTTGATTCTTTATAATAAATGGGGAATTAATTTAACTGTCCAATAATATTAGACTACTTATAGTGAGGCTGTTGAATATGAAAATAACTAAACAAAAACTTAGAAAACTTATTGTAGAAGAGTGTCAGGCACTAGAGGAAGAAGAGAAGGTAGAGGAACTCCTTAAACTTATAGAAAGTGAGGTTGATCTTTACGTCTTGAAAGCAACAATCGTTTACGATAAAAAAATGAACACTACTGATATTTTAAATAAAATTCGAGCACTGAAGGGTGTCACACGAACTAGTCCACAGGGTGAGGCCACCGATGCCGGAGGCAACTTACGTCGACATTTTATCGATATTAAGATCGCACTAGAGAGCGGTTCGATACAGGCTTACATGAATACCCTTCTTAAGGAAATCGCAGCAATGCCAGAAGTTATACGAATTAGAGTCATGAACATCAATTCAGCGGAGAGATAATGGGCGAATGGGGAAACGAACACTATAACGGATGGGCTTGTTATCTTAAAGAGAGCAAGTATAACGGAGTTATCGTAGCGATATATGGACCAACATCTTCAGGCAAATCAGTTGCTAGGGACGTGTTTGTGCAGGAGGGGTGGGACAAATTAGTTTCGTACACCACCCGACCACCTCGCCCCGGTGCATTAGAAGAGAGTGCTCACGAGTACGACTTTGTATCCCCAGAGGAGTTCAGTGAACTAAACGATGGCAACATGCTTATGAACGTCAATTTATCATATGCAGGCAACTCCTACGGCACAGACAAGAAGAGGGTTAAGGAAACTAAAAGAGGCATCATGATAACGGATAAAACATCCATCCCCAAATTGAAGAAGGAGATGGAGGCACTGGGCAAAAGAGTTGTCACAGTGTACGTAACCGCCCCACCAGAGACACTGTTGGAGAGACAGGCAAAGAGACTCAAGACAGGCGAGTATGAAGACCAGCAGCAGATGCAAATGAGGATGACTGAGTTAGAGAAAGAAATAGAAAGAGA